TCAATAAATCCCATCATTGCGATCAACCTCATCCTTAACCATTGATGCGAGCAGTTCTTCCAGTTTCTGCGCTGATAGCTTTACCTGGTGATCTTCAGCATCTTCCCGGGCTATTGTGGTTCGCGCAGTGGCTGATTTTGCTGACATCACCACAGGGGGCAGACGGACCATTGAACCATGGCCTCCGGAACAAATAAGGGCAAAAATAACAACCACTATCGAAAGCTCACAAACTAACCGCAGCACGTTCCTGCATACGACGTGTCTGCGGCATAATCCCAATGATTACTCCCTGACAGGATTTGCAGGCCACTCAATATCAGGTGCAGTTGATGTATCAACACGATTCAACAATACCCGATATTTATTCCATGCCTCCAGCAACGATCTTTCTTCCTCCGTTGCGATTTCCAGATCTACAGCATCCTGCAGTGGCGCAATATACTCACTGAATTCCTGGATGTAGAACTGTGTGGTGACGGTCTTCCAGCCATTCGGCTCCTGCTGTATCGAAGCATACCAGGCTATTTCAATATCGCTATGCTGCGGCAGCATTTAACCCCTTGTAATTCATCGCCATAATTGATTTAATTCACAAATAAAACTATAACATGGTGAAATCAATGAAAAAAAACACAGATGATGGGGCTAAAATTTACACACCACTTACCCTAAAGCTTTATGACTGGTGGGTTTTGGGAGTATCAAATCGGCTTGCATGGGGATGTCCTACAAAGGAACACCTTCTTCCACACTTTCTGGAACATGTAGGTAACAACCATCTGGATATTGGTGTTGGAACTGGGTTTTACCTTACTCACGTACCTGAGAGTAGTCTGATATCTTTAATGGATTTGAACGAAGCTAGCCTGAACGCGGCATCTACAAGGGCTGGGGAATCAAAAATTAAACATAAAATTAGCCATGATGTTTTTGAACCTTATCCCGCGGCGTTACATGGTCAATTTGATTCCATTTCCATGTTTTACCTTCTTCACTGCCTGCCTGGAAATATATCTACAAAAAGCTGTGTAATACGCAATGCGGCGCAGGCCTTAACTGACGATGGAACTCTATACGGAGCCACAATTCTTGGCGATGGAGTTGTGCACAATAGCTTCGGTCAAAAACTGATGCGCATTTACAATCAGAAAGGCATCTTTTCAAACACAAAAGATTCCGAAGAAGGCTTAACACATATACTCTCAGAGCATTTCGAGAATGTTAAAACCAAGGTTCAAGGTACTGTAGTAATGTTTTCCGCTTCAGGGAAAAAATAGCATCCAACCGCAGCACGTTCTTGCTTAAGACGTGCTGCGGCATAATCCCAATGATTACTCCCTGACAGGGTTCGTAGGCCACTCAATATCAGGTGCAGTTGATGTATCAACACGGTTCAGCAACACCCGATACTTTTTCCAGGCTTCCAGCAATGAGGTTTCTTCCTCCGTTGCAATTTCCAGATCTGCAGCATCCTGAAGCGGCGCAATATGCTCACTGGCTACCTGCATCAGGTTGTTTTTTGTTTCTTCCGCCTCCCGGATCCGGAACAGTTTTTCTGCTTCCGTATCCTTCACCCAGGCTGTGCCGTTCCACTTCTGAAACTCCCCTTCCGGCGATAACCAGGTAACATTTTCCGGTAACGGACCGAGTTCAGAAATAAATAACTCGTCCCCTGACGCTACGTCATAAACCGTTTTACCCCGATGGTCTTCAACGAGATGCCACGATGCCTCATCACTGTTGAAAACAGCCACAAAGCCAGCAGGAATATCTGGTGGTGCAATATCGGTACTGTTTGCTGGCAGACCTGTATGAGGCGGAATATATGCGTCACCTTCACCAATAAATTCATTAGTTCCGGCCAGCAGATTATAAATTTTTATGGTCCGTGCTTGTTCACTCATTCTGAATGCCATTATGCAAGCCTCACAATATAGTTAAATGCGATGTTTTTGACGGTGTTTTCCGCGTTACCCGCAGCGTTAACGGTGATGGTGTGTCCATGTGAACCAATCGCAACGGAGTGCGTATGCGCACCAATACCTACAGTATGTGCATGTGCGCCAGAACTTGCTGCAGTACCAGACAGCGAGTGGGTATGAGCACCTGCTGACTGTGTCTGAATACGTTGATAATACGATCTATAGGAAGAAGTCTCCGGGCTTACTTGATACTGTGAATTCTGGACATAAGTGAACCCACCGCCATCATAAAATGCTAACGCAGAACCGCCGCCTCCTGGCCAACGAATACCATTACCATGAGTATGAACACCGGCAGACCCCGTAGAGCCACTCAGACTGTGCGTATGCGCCCCGGTGTTATTCGTGGATTTAGTGCCGTAATCAAACGACGATGTGGTTTTCGTCCCCAAATCCGTACTGGATGCGCTGGCGCTGTGGGTGTGCGATTTAATGCCGTCCTGTTCCTGAGACAATACGGCCCGACCACTGGCAGGTTTGCCCTTAATCGTCCAGCCACGCATATCAGGGATCACGCCTGACGGATAAGCGGCTGCAAGTTTCGGGTAAGCAGATTTGTCAAAAGTCTGCCCCTGCATCAGGGCATAACCAGACGGAACGGTATCTGATGGCCACGGGATTGGTGCACCGACTGGGTAGCTTTCTGGTGGAAGATTTTTCGAGGTATAAACTTCTGCCCAGTCTTCCTCAAAACCATAGCCATCTCTTGAGGAACGGTAGAACAGACCTCCATTTCTGTAATGCGCCTTCATCTGCAATGTCCGGCAACTTCCGACTCCGGTATAGAAGTTAACCAGAATATAGCTGTTGCCAGAGCGGGTGACATTGTAAGCGCCTGATTCGGCATTCCAGGGAACGCCACCATCCGCATCGGCATATGTATCCGTTGCCCTTCTGGCAAAAGCAGCCACATGCGCGGCGGTTAAAGTAATATCTTTGGAACCATCAAACTCAACACCAGAAACCCGTCTTGGCGTTTGCAGCTTTGTTGCTGTTAATGCATTACCGTTCAGACTTGCGGACAGTTTGGTTCCAATAACCAGTTCGCCGGTTGCGTTATCAATAGCAAACGGTCTTAATGTATTCCAGCCACCATAAACATCACCTTGATTGGTAAGCAGCAGGTAAGTTTTAGCGCCATCATTACGCCATAATGCACCATACTCCCCACCTATCATTCGAATCTGATTACCACCACGCGCTACAATTTCGTCTGTGGCAAAAAGTTTTTTGCACGACAAGTTATCGTTAACGATTAACGAATGAGACTCATAAAAACCACGCCCACTCTTAAAATCAAGGATAACGTCCGCCGCGATACATTCAGTCGCTGGATTTGTTGCCCCAAACTTATAGGTCGTATCATTAACAACGAGATCAGCACCAGGTGCGGATATTGACAGGCCATCTTCGATAAACGCAAAAACAGGGAAAGCAGCGCCATCAACATAGAACACAGAGCGCAAATCATCGCCCTTATTACTCATCATTATTGAGTGGATGGCTCGTTCATTGTTTTGATATTGCCAGAACATTCCATAAGCATAACGCCCCCTGTCAGTCCAGCCACCAGGCATAACAAATCCGTTAAACTCGCAGTTATTCATCGGATCGCCTGCGGTTCGCGGTGCCGTGGTGATAATGACCCTTGATGCCAGTTCGCTTACTGAGCCAGCAGAACGCATAACAACAACAGGGTAATATTTTCCAGATGTTGCACCTGCAGGAGCGTTAACCCGCACATAACGCATACCACGCTTATCAGCAAAGTCTGTTTTACTGACCGCGTTAATGTTGTTCAGGAAGCGTCCCTTATCGGGTATATCAGCGCCGTTCTGGTCTTTCTGCAGACGTTTCTCTGCATTGTCATAGGCTGATTTTACTGCCTTTGGCGTTGCCGCCAGCGTTTCAGACGTACTGTTGGTCGCACTGCTGAGCTGTACTATCCCCTTTTTCGTCGTACTTGCATCCTCAAGCGCCACGGCGGATGCAATATCCTCTGCCCGTTTAGCTGCTGTCTCGGCGCGCGTTGCCGCGGATTCCGCCGTACTTTTGCTCTGTGCTGCCGCCGTCGCACTGCCAGCTGCCTCTGTCGCCTTCGTGGATGCTGTCGTGGCGCTGCCCTTCGCTGCTGACGCCTGTCTGGTCGCCTCATCTTTTGAAGCTGACGCCGATGATGCCGATGACGCCGCCGAACTGGCGGACGATGCGGCAGCCGTTTTTGAGGATTCTGCGCTGGTTTCCGACGCTTTCGCGTTCGTCTCGGATGTCTTCGCTGCGGAAGCAGACCTCGCTGCTGCACTGGCCTGTTCAGTGGCTTCGCCAGCCTTCGTTGTGGCTGTTGAAGCAGACGAGGCGGCACTTTCTGCCGACTTTCCGGCAGCGGTGGCACTGGCTGAGGCCTGCCCGGCACTTGTTGACGCGGCACTGGCAGATGATGCTGCCGCTGTTTTTGAGCCTGCCGCAGCTGAGGCACTCTGTCCCGCTGCCGTTTCAGAAGACCTGGCGTTCGTCTCGGACGTCTTTGCCGCCTTCGCGGAATTTCCTGCCGCCGTTGCCGAGGAAGCGGCACTACTGGCGCTTGATGATGCGTTCGTTTCTGATGATTTCGCTGCCTCTTTTGAGGCCGCCGCATCCCGGGCTGAGGTGGCAGCTTCTGACGCCTTTGTGGTCGCTGCGGATGCAGAAGTGGCTGCAGATTTTTGTGACGCTGCCGCATTCGTTTCTGACGTTTTCGCCGCACCGGCACTGGTAGCTGCCGCGCTTTTTGAGGACTCTGCAGCGGCAGCACTTTTTGATGCTTCAGTAGCCTTTGTTGATGCCGTTCCTGCGCTGGAAGACGCTGACTGAGCCGACGTCGCGGCCTGCCCGGCTGATGTGCTGGCTGCGCGTGCTGAGCCTGCAGCATCAGTCGCATGGGTTGCCGCCTCACGGGCTGATGTGCCGGCATCGCCGGCTGACTTCTTCGCGGCTGCCGTGTTCTGTGCCACCGCGGACGCGTTACGCGCCACCTCTTCCACCATCAGCTCAAAACGGCGCAGTGCCTCCGGACGGGCATCATCCTCCGTCATGGCACCGAGAAAATCATTCAGCGTACCGGGTCGGGAATCTTCATACACGGTGATGGTCCCGGCATGTGACGGCGGGAATCCTTCCACCAACAGAATAACGCTGTACTGACCGTACTCAACGTCCATACTGTAACGCCCGGCTTCATCCGGATTTTCTGAGGCCAGCGTGTTCACCACCACCGTGGTGCTGTTACGTTTTGCTTTCAGCTGGATTGTGCAGTTCTGTACCGGTTTTCCTGTGCCGTCTTTCAGTACACCTGAAATCTTTACTGCCATATTCACCCCACAAAAAAGCCCGCCTGAACCGGCGGGCTGTCATAACACTGTGTTACCTGGCTAATCAGAATTTATAACCGACACCCACGATGAAACTGTTGGTACGCCAGTCACCGCTGCCGGAGCCTTCATAAGCGACGTCAACGGCCACGGATTCGGTCGGGTTAAACTGCACGCCAGCTCCCCACGCCAGAGACGTGTTGCTGTGGCGACCGTCATCACTTCCGGTCAGCACATCGTGCGTTTTCCCCTTGTTGTCAGTTACGCGGATATAATCCCCGGAGAAAGTCGAAACACGGCTGTAAGCCATACCCGCCATCGCATACGCGCTGAACCATTCATTCACGCGCACAGACGGCCCCGCCATCACGCTGAACCAGCGATTACGCACGGAATCCTCATGCCAGCGGGTATCGCTGTAATGCGTTTTTTGCTCATCTTTGGCATTGGCATAACTGAATGACGTCACCAGCCCCAGCGTGTCCGTAAACTCATAACGGTATTTCACGTTAATGCCCTTCAGGTCATCACTGCCTGGCATATCAGTATGGGTCTGAAGATACCCGGCGCTTAGTGTGGACTGATGCTCTGCTGCGCTCGCTGGCGTACCAGCGGCAACCAGCCAGACTACTGCGGACAGAATAACAGCACATAATTTACGCATAATTACCTCTCGCTTTTCTGCAATAAAAAAGGCACCATTTCTGGTGCCCGTATCTGGGTTATAAAATTCAGCTAATCGTGATGCCTGCAGTGGCTTTCTTCATCACAACAACCAGCAAATCGCTGATACTTGCTGTGGGATACCAGCCATTTACCAGCCATGCTGACACCGAAAACTCCAGTGTCATGTGACCGTGACCGGCAGGCATATCAATAACGCCACTGTAAATCAGCGTATTATCCAGCGCGGTACGGTTATAAATTTCAGCACCGTTTTTCCGCACTATCAGACGGCATGAGGAGTAAATATCAGTATGCTCTCTCTCATGCTTAGCGCCACTGAATGCCACAGCCGGAATAACAATTTGCCGGTCAAACGGCTGATCGTCATAAACCCTGACGGTAATGGTCCCTGATGGCCACCGCTCCGGTGCCCGGGAGTCACGGGGGAAAGCTTTGCCCACTGTTTTAACGAGATCGCCTTCAATCTGGTTCGCGGACAGTTTTCCCAGAACCCGACAGTTCTCGTTAATCGTGACGTTGTTGAGCGTCCCGGAGTTCGCATTCACGTTACCGCTGATATCGGCATTTTTCGCCGTCAGCCGCCCGTCCGGTGTCAGGGAAAATGCCGGAGGATTACCGCCGCTGGTAATGGTGGGGGCCGTCAGGCGTTTCAGGAACACGTCGTTCATGAATATCTGATCACCCTGACCAACAAACATCGGTTTTGTGTTGCCATTTGCAGGATTAATCATCGCAATCCTGTCTGCCGCCAGCAGCACCTGACTCTGCATGCCGTCGGGGGTGTTCTCAATACCGGCACCGATACCCGCAATATAAAGGCGTCCGTCCTGCATCTGCTGCAGCTTCACAGCCCACATGCTGTTCAGATTATTATTTGTATCAACCTGAACCTTCTGTATCTGCTGGATCGCTGCACTCTGGTCTTCCAGTTTCTTATTGACAGTCTGCGTGATTTCATTGCTGACATCCGTAATGGATGTCCTGATTTCAGCCAGGTCAGGCGCAAGCTGACCGTTATCAATCTGCGTCCACAGCTCCTGAGCCAGATGGGTTTTCCCTATCTCGCCTTTGAAAAAATCCAGATAGCCGGATGCGTCATCACTCGGCTGACCAACAGCCTCCACGAATGCCGATTTGCCAACGGTGTTCACACTGCGAACGTAAAAATAATAATTATGGCCCGGTTTGATATTGATACTGGCAGCTATCCAGTACAGCCCCGTACCAAGATAACGCGCGCTGGTTTCAACCTGCCTGATATCGGTAATCCGCTTTTCCGAGAACCAGAACTCAAACTGTACCGTCGGATCATAAACCGCAAGATGCGGCGTGGCGGTTATCTGAAAATAGCCCGGCGTCAGCTCAATCCGCGACGGTGCTACCGGTGCGGCAATCCGGAACGATACCGACGCCGGATCGCCCTGCTGTCCCCACGCATTTACCGCCCGGACTGTCAGCGTGTACCGCCCCAGCGCCAGTTGCGTGAAGCGGTATGTGGTTTCCGTCGTCCGGGCCGTGCTGACCAGCCGCTCACTGCCGTCATCCGCTGTTACGGTCAGACGGAGCAGGAAGCTCACGCCCTTCACCACCTTCGGCGTGTCCCAGCGCGCCAGCACCCGATATTCCCCGCTGTCTGCGGTGACTTCGGCGGTCAGGTGCTGCACCGCTGGCGGCGTGACACCATTCACCGTGCCGCTCTGGTCGCCGTCAAAGTGCGCCCCGTTATCCACGATGGCTTCTTTCTCCGGTACATGCTGCACGGCAGTGATGGCATACGTGCCGTCGTCGTTCTCACGGATACTCACACAGCGGAACAGGCGCTGGCGCAGCGTCGGCAGCTTCAGCCCCCACACGCTGTATTCTGCAACGCCGTCAGGAACCCGGCTCACTTTCACCTTCACGCCGTCGGTGACGGACTGGACCTCCACGCTGACCGGATTACCCTGACCGTCAACCAGGCTTATCAGCGTGGTACCGGAGGATGGCAGCGTGATTTCACGGTCGAGCGTCAGCGTCCGGGTTTGGCTGTTCACCGCCAGCACGCGCCCGCCGATGCTGATACCCGCATAGTCATCATCGCAGATTTCAATGACATCCCCCGGTACATGGCGAAGCCCTTCCGCACCCACGCTGAAGTCCACGGTCTGCGTTTCCAGCAGTTCCGTTTTAATCAGCCACAGCCCGGCGCGGTGCGCCTGCCCCCGGCTGGTACAGCCAAAGGCATCCATCTTCGTGACGTTACGACCGTAACGGGCAATGGCCTGCGTATCTTCAACAAGCTCTGTCGCCGTCTCCCAGCCGTTGTTCGGGTCAATCCAGTTCACCTCAACGGCATTATGGCGGTCCTTCAGGGCGCTGAAGCTGTAGCGGAACGGCGCGCCATCATCCGGCATCACCACATTACTGCGGTTATAGGTCCACACCTTATCTGATGGTCGGTCCTGCACGAACGTCAGCGTCTGCCCGTTCCATACCGGCATACAGCGCATCGCCGAGCAGAAATCACTGAGCACATCCCACGCCTTGCGCTGTGTGGTCAGCCAGGCATTACAGGTGATGCGCGGCTCCGTGCTGCCAAAGCCGTCCGGCACCGACTGGTCGCAGTAGTGGCCGATAACATACAGCGCCCATTTATCCACATCTGCCGCACCAAGACGTTTCCCCATGCCGTAGCGCGGGTGGGTCAGCATATCCCACAGACACCAGGCCATGTTGTTGCTGTATGCCGGTTTAAACGTTCCGTCCCAGATACCGCTGTATTGCCGCGTCTGCGGGTTATAATTCGACGGCACCTGCAGAATACGCCCGCGCAGATGATAATTACGGCTCACCTGCTGGCTGCCGAACTGCTCCGAGTCCACCTGCACGCCGACCAGTGCCGTGTTCGGGTAGCACTGTTTCACATCGATAATTTCGGTGTATGACGACCAGAGCGTTTTGTTCTGCAGCTGGTCTGTGGTGCTGTCCGGCGTCATCCTGCGCATCCGGATATTAAACGGGCGCGGCGGCAGGTTATCCACCACCACTGAGGCCAGATACTGCGACGTGGTTTTGCCCTTAATGGTGATGTCTTTTTCTGTCACCCAGCCACCGTTACGTTGTATCTGAACCAGCAGGCGGACTTCCGACGGATTCCTGTCCCCCTTTGAGGTGGTTTCCACCAGTGCCTGCACACCGAAGGTAAAGCGCAGACGGTCGATATTTGCAGACGTGATGGTCCGGGTGATCGGCGTGTCATATTTCACTTCCGTACCCAGCACCGTCTCGGAGCCGGAGGATTCAAATCCCTCCGGCGGAATCTGCTCCTGCTCACCTGCCCGGAACACCACCGTGACACCGGAGATGTTGGTATTCCCCTCAGTGTCCAGCACCGGCGTACTGTTCAGCAGCACGCTTTTTAATCCATCCACCGGACCTTCAATCGGCCCTTCACTGATGGCATCAATCACACTCAGCAACTGCGTGGATTTCAGGTTGTCCTTCGCTTCGCGCGGGGTATGCCCCTTACTGCTGCCTTTACCCATTCCTCACGCTCCATAAACGACAAAACCGCCCGGAGGCGGTTTCACATAAACGTTTTTCATCAGCGACCAATCACCACAACCTGACCACCATCCCCTTCGTCTGCCGTGCTGATCTCCTGAGAGACCACCCGCGACCCCACGCGCATTTCACCGTACAGAACCGGCAGAACATTGCCCTGGGCAACCATGTTATCCAGTGAGGAGAAATAGGTGTTCTGTTTGCCGTTATCCGTTGTCTGTGTACGGGGAGTTCTGGCTTTCGGTGCCAGCATCTGCGCCACACCACCGAGCACCATACTGGCACCGAGAGAAAACAGGATGCCGGTCATACCACCGGCCCCAATGGCTGCCCCCCATGCTGCAAGGGTGGCCCCGGCGGTAAAGAATGATCCGGCAATGGCGGCAGCCCCCAGGACAATCTGGAATACGCCACCTGACTTGGCCCCGGCGACTCTGGGAACAATATGAATCACAGCGCCATCAGGCAGAGTCTCATGTAACTGCGCCGTTAATCCGGACGTGCTGACATCCTGCCCGGCAATCCGTACCTGATACCAGCCGTCGCTCAGTTTCTGACGAAACGCCGGGAGCTGTGTGGCCAGCGCCCGAATGGCTTCAGCCCCCGTTTTCACACGAAGGTCGATGCGGCGGCCAAATCGTTGTAAATCCCCGTAAAGGCAGATGCGCGCCATGCCCGGTGACGCCAGAGGGAGTGTGTGCGTCGCTGCCATTTGTCGGTATACCTCTCTCGTTTGCTCAGTTGTTCAGGAATATGGTGCAGCAGCTCGCCGTCACCACAGTAAATGGCGGCATGATTCGGCACCGATGAACCAAAGCAGCACAGCAGCACGTCGCCAGGCTGCGCCTCTGTCAGTGCGACACGGTAAAAACCAGTCGCCTCCATATTGTCAAGATAGAGATTCTGACCGTTACGCCACCAGTCATCCCCGCGATGAAAATCCGGCATCTCAATCCCCGCCAGATGATAAGCATCCCGGAACAGCGTGTAACAGTCCGTCACCCCGTGCTCAAAGCGCCGCCCGGTGAGATGCGGCACACAGCGGAACTTGTGAATCGCCCCCCGGCAGACCAGCCACCACGGCAAATCACTCTGCACCTGCAGCCGCCGGTCAGCCTCACTCAGCCTGGGCAGACCACCGGGGTGGCTGTGGACCAGCGCCACAATCTCACCCTGCATCTCTGCCTGCAGCCAGTCCTCCGGAGCCATCCGGAAATACGCCTCCGGCTCACCGGAGATATTCACGCAGGGAAAATAGCTTTCCCCCTCCGGCGCTCTCACCACGAAGCCGCACGACTCCGCTGGCGCACATCGCCGGGCGTGCGCCAGAATCGCTGATTCTGTCTGTGTCATGGGATTTACTGCGAAAGTTTGTTAATGGAAAGGAAGCCGCCAAAGTTGCCGACGTTATTGCGAAACTTACAGCCACTCAGGCATTTGCTGCATTTATCCTTCGTGATATCGGACGTTGGCTGGTCATATTCATCCGCGACCGCCGGACCGTGATAACCGCACTCATCGCCGCGATAGGTCCAGGTGCAGGTGTTGGCCAGCATGATACGTCCCGGAAAAACAGCGCCATCTGTTTCCGTCGGCGTGGACAGTACAAAGGAGGCACTCACCGCGCTCAGTTCGCTGCACTGCTCGATGCGCCAGCGGCTGATCACCTCCTGCTCCGGATCGGCGTCACTGTTTCCGTTGACGAAGTTCACCGCATCCAGAAAACGGGCGTAAACCTTACGCCGGACCACCGTTCCGCCGACCAGACTCTGCAGATCTTCCGCCATCCCGGTGACCATACCGTACAGGTTAGAAACCGTCAGCGTGGGGCGCGTACTGGTGCCTTTGCCATTCAGTTCAAAACCACTCCCCTGAATGGGATACGGCTGATACTGTCGCCCCTGCCAGGTGACCGGCTCACCTTTTTCGTTCTGCTCATTACAGAAAAAATAACGTTCTCCACCGACCTCTGTCAGGTCGATTTCCCAGAGCACCACGCTGGCCGACTGCTCCGCACGGGTGCATTCATTCAGTGTTTCCTGCCGGATATCCTGCATCAGTTCACCACCTGTTCAAACTCTGCGCTGAACTCAACACGCAGCATACTGACCCGCGACGACCATTTTGCGCAGGTCACCTTTATCTGCCGCCACTCATAAGGCGGCGTCCACAGAAAGGCTTTCCAGCCCCCGTGCTCTTCCAGAAACGACTCCAGTACCGTGGCCTCCCAACGGGGAACAGAAAGCGTCACGCTGTACGTTTTCAGGTTGGCATTCAGCCCGGCAGGCGCTCGCTGGGAATAGCCATCACCAAAGCGCACCTTTCTTACAGAAGGGGCCGAAGCCACATCCATACCGGGTTTCACTTTCCAGCGGAAGGTTTTCATCGTCCACCTCCGGAGAACAGACCACCATCGCGCATCTGCCCGGTCACAACATCCATTGCCGCCTTACGGGCTACGTCATAAACCGCCTTCAGCGCCTGTGGCCCTATCTGACCGTTCGTGCCGTCGTTGTTAATCACCACATGGTTATTCTGCTCAAACTTCCCGGACGCCTGCGAGCGGCTGTCCGCCATGCTGCCCGGTGTACCGACATAACCGCCGGTGGCATAGCCGCGCATCAGCCGGTAGAGATTCCCCACGCCAATCCGGCTGGTTGCCTCCTTAGTGAAGACAAATTCACCACGGTGAACAATCCCCGCTGGCTCATATTTGCCGCCGGTTCCCGTAAATCCTCCGGTCGCAAAATGGAATTTCGCCGCAGCTGCCTGAATGGCTGTACCGCCTGACGCTGATGCGCCGCCACCAACAGCCCCGCCAATGGCGCTGCCGATACTCCCGACAATCCCCACCATTGCCTGCTTAAGCAGAATTTCTGTCATCATGGACAGCACGGAGCGGGTGAAGCTGCGCCAGTTCTGTTCACTGCCGGTCAGCATCGCCGCCATATTCTGCGCAATACCATCAAAGGTCTGCGTGGCTGCACTTTTAACCTGCGACATACTGTCCGTGGCGCTCTCTTCCCACTCACTCCAGCCGGACCTGAGGCCTGCCATCCAGCTCCCGCGAAGCTGGTCTTCAGCCGCCCAGGTCTTTTTCTGCTCTGACATGACGTTATTCAGCGCCAGCGAATTATCGCCATACTGTTCCTTCAGGCGCTGTTCTGTGGCTTCCCGCGCTGCCTGCCGGTCAGTCAGCCCCCGGTTTTTCGCCTCAATGGCTGCCCGTTTTGCCCGTTGTTGCTGTGCGAACTTATCCGCCTGCTGCGCCAGCGCATTCAGGTGCTCCTGATACGTAACCTTGTCGCCAAGTGCAGCCAGCTGGCGTTTGTACTCCAGCGTCTCATCTTTATGCGCCAGCAGGGATTTCTCCTGTGCGGACAGCTGGCGACGTTGTGCCGCCTCCTCCAGTACCGCGAACTGACTTTCTGCCTTCCACAAATCCCGGCGCTGCTGGCTGATTTTCTCATTTGCTCCGGCATGCTTCTCCAGCGTCCGGAGTTCTGCCTGAAGCGTCAGCAGGGCAGCATGAGCACTGTCTTCCTGACGATCGCCCGCAGACACCTTCACGCCGGACTGTTTCGGCTTTTTCAGCGTCGCTTCATAATCCTTTTTCGCCGCCGCCATCAGCGTGTTGTAATCCGCCTGCAGGATTTTCCCGTCTTTCAGTGCCTTGTTCAGTTCTTCCTGACGGGCGGTATATTTCTCCAGCGGCGTCTGCAGCCGTTCGTAAGCCTTCTGCGCCTCTTCGGTATATTTCAGCCGTGACGCTTCGGTATCGCTCTGCTGCTGCGCATTTTTGTCCTGTTGAGTCTGCTGCTCAGCCTTCTTTCGGGCGGCTTCAAGCGCAAGACGGGCCTTTTCACGATCATCCCAGTAACGCGCCCGCGCTTCATCGTTAACAAAATAATCATCCTTGCGCAGATTCCAGATGTCGTCTGCTTTCTTAAACGCAGCCTCTGCCTTAATCAGCATCTCCTGCGCGGTATCAGGACGACCAATATCCAGCACCGCATCCCACATGGATTTGAATGCCCGTGCTGTCCTGTCTGCCCAGGTCTCCAGCGTGCCCATGTTCTCTTTCAGGCGGCGGGTCTGGTCATCAAACCCTTTCGTTGCGGCCTCGTTCGCCGCCTGCAATGCCCCGGCTTCATCGCCGGAACGCTGCAACTGAGCAACATACGCAATCTGCTCCGCCGTCACGTTATGGAACTGGCGTGCCATCGCCGTCAGCCCCGACGTCGGGTCTGTGGTCAGCTTCCCGAAGGCTTCAGCGACCTTGTCCACCTCCACGCCGGATGCAGAGGAGAAACGCGCCACACTCTGGCTGATGGACGCAATCTGAGCCTCACCGCTTACCCCCGCCTTAACCAGTGCGCTGAGTGACTCGCTGGTCTGGTTAAACGTCAGCCCTGCCGCCTGCCCGGCTCTGGACAGGGCCAGAATACGATCTGCCGTCAGTCCCGCCTGATTGCCGGAAAGGACCAGCGTTTTGTTGAAATCGGACAGGGTTGAGTTGCCCTGATACCAGGCATACGCCAGCGCACCGGTCGCCACCGCCAGCGAGGTGGCCCCCACCATCGGCAGGGTGATCGCACCGGCAAGCCCCCGGAACATGGGGATCATCCCGCCGAAGGAGTCCTTCACCTGACCCCCCTGTTGCAGCAGGATCAGCCACGGACTTTGCCCGCCTGCAAGCTGCGTGGCCACGTCGGTGAACTGTGCAGGCAGCATACGCATGGCGGCTTTATACTGCCCGACGGAAATCCCCGCTTTCTGTGCAGCCAGCGCCTGTCGGCTCAGCGACTGTTCAACGACTGCCGCTGTTTTTTTCGCATCAGTTTCCGTACCGGAAAAATGACGCCTGACTCTGGCCATCTGCTCGTCAAATCTGGCCGCATCCAGACTTAAATCAACGACCAGATCGCCTACCGGTTCAGCCATACCGGACTCCTCCTGCGATCCCTTCTGATACTGTCATCAGCATTACGTCATCCTCCGTCATGTCCGCCACATCCGGGGAAGCGGGGATAACTTCATTCCCGTCCGGGCCAAAACGAACGCCTCCGGCAAGCCCTGCCGCTTTCTGCATCAGCACATCATCTTCAGGCTCTTCGTCAGCCTCGCGCCGGTTCAGCAGACTGAAATCCAGCGGATGCATATCCGGATCGCTGAAAAACAGGCTGAGCACGGTGTACGTCAGCCCGGAAAAGTGCATATCCAGCAGAACATCATGAAAATAATGGGTACTGTAAAAGCGGTGCCAGTCGGCATACTCCGTGGATGACATCCCGGCAAGCATGGCACGCCAGTCGGGTCGCCCCATCTCGCGCGCCAGTTTCAGGGCAAAACTCAGCTCACCGTCGAACACTTTCCCGCAGAAACAGGCTCTGCAGGCCCGGCGTCCTCTGCCTGTTCAGGGGCATCATTCACCACAAACTCATACATACCAGACAGCCGGTACACCACGTTTTCAGCATGAGAAATTGCCTCCGTGGGCCAGGTGGTAAGCACTTCCTGCTCAATCTGTTTAACGGCTTCATTCATGGACGGCATCTGCGTCTTCTGCGGATGGTTATGCCACAGGGACATCGCCACCAGAAACGCGCCGGTTCTGATGGCGTCTTCCACAGTAAACTTCCGGTTGCTGTCTGACTCCGCCTGTTCTGCCTGCCGTTTCATCAGGGCGAGATGCTCAATGCGCTGCAGGGCTGACAGTTCAGAAAGCGTGACGGTCACACCGTTATGTTCAAATGATTCGGTTTTCAGGAACATCGCTGACTCTCCGGATTAACTGGCGGTGACGGTAATTTCTGCAACCGCAGCAAACTCACCATTACCGGATACAACCGGAATGTTGACCTTGCCTGCAGCAACGCCGTTCACGGTGATGGTCATACCACTGACCGACACGGTGGCTTTTGTTTTATCCGCAGACACCGCACGAAAGCTCTTGTCGGTTACGCCCTCCGGCTGGAAGGCCACGGTCAGCGTGGTGCTCTGCCCTTTCACCACCGAGGTGCTGGCAGGCGTCACGGTCATGCCGGTTGCCGCTGTTACCATGCTGCGATCTTCTGCCATCGACGGACGTCCCACATTGGTGACTTTCACCGTGCGGGTGATCACTTCCTTCGCCGTCACCGCCTTACCGATACTGCTGACCCAGCCACGGAACACATCGACCGTGCCGTTCGGGAAGCGGATTTTATAGGCACGGGTATCGCCTTCATTAAACCACGCCAGCAGCGCCTGCTGCCCCTGCTCTCCGGGCATCCACGCCAGCGTGAAGCTGGTATCTCCGGCAGATTTCTGCCCCTGCCCGGTCGCAGTCCAGTCTGCATCTTCATCATCGAGATAGCTGTCGTCATAGGACTCAGCGGTCAGTTCGCCGGGCGTCAGGTCTTTAACTTTTGCCAGACGCGACCAGTCAACGTCTGAAAGCGGATTCGCATAAGGGTCACCGCTCCCCTTATAAACCCACAGGGTGGTCCCGGCACCTTTCACCGGCATTGTAGGATTTGGTACAGGCATAGCGTCCTCACATTTCATAGGTAATGACATAAGTCAGATCGGCTGAACTCCACAGGCCCGCATCATCGTCGCGCCGGTAGTCATAGCCGCTGGCCACCATACTGGTGATCAAATCTGACAGTGCCGGGATATCGCTCATCACCGGATAAATCCGGGACTCCATCCACGCATCCAGCTCTGAATCCGGCACCTGAGCAGGCAGGAAAACTTCGATATGCAGCTCCGCCTGCCAGGTATCGCTGTCCAGCTCTTCGCCCGTGTATTCAGCGCCGGTGAGATAAACGGCAACTGCCGGAAAATCCGCCTCATCAAAAACAGCGGGGCGACCATCAAAAAACGTCGCCCCGGTGTCATGCTTCTCCAGTGCATCCAGTACGGCTGCACGGAATTCAGTATGTTTCATCGCTTTATTACCATCCTCAGTTGATGCTGCAGCGCATAGCCCAGCTCTTTCGGAAGACGTTCACGCCGTATCCGCTCAATATTTTGTTTAAACGCCGTGGTCAGCGGCACCGCCATCGGGATTTTCACCACATCAATGGGGTAACGGTTTTTCCCGGCCACACGCTGCATGACATGCCACCGGCCATTTTTCAGTTGCTGAATAAACGCGCCGGGAATACGACGGTTACCCACCACAAGCACGCTGCCGCCACCTTTCAGGGATGAACGCTGCCCCTTTTTACGACGCCTGCGGCGCGAAAGGACAACCCGCGCATTACCCAGCTTGATTACGGGCAAATCCCCCCGGTTAACCTTGATTCTGGCCTGCGGATTTTTGACCGTGGCCCTTTTCAGCCTGGCCCTTTCCTTTACCAGTTTCCGGCGTACCTTTGTCTCACGGGCAACCTGTGACACCGACTGCGATATCGCGGATGAAGCAACGCGGTTAATGGCCATTGCGGCGGCACCGGGCACCGCCGTTCTGCTGATACGGCTGAGGTTTTCAACGGCCTGCTCAAGACCTTTTATGGCCATACATCCCCCTTTCAGCGGCGACGGTTAACGGCAGGCGGTACGCCCCGCCCAAGCCAGAGATGACAGCTTCCGCCATCATCCGGCGAAATCCGGTCTATCCAGAAGTTTTCCTCACCGATGGTCAGCGTGTCGCCGCGCCGCAGCTGCCGCACATCATCAGTCCGGACAAACAGGGACGGGCTGGAGCCTTCAACGCGCACGCCCTGTCCGGCATAGCTGATATTTTCAGGGTCATCAAAAACACCACGTATCACAGCACCGGACTGCTCACCGGATGTCATGGTGGCTGACGTTCCCATGTACCCGCGTATCGTTTCATCGGCGCAGGCAATGGCAGCATCGAACAGGTTATCGAAATCAGCCACAGCGCCTCCCGTTATTGCATTCTGGCCAGGCCGCGCTCTGTCATTTCGGCTGCCATACCGGCAGAGACACGAAACGCCGTTCCCGGCAGCACAAATGCCACAGGTTCATCCCGCGTGGCGTGAAGTGCATCAGTATGCAGCGTCACCAGTGCCACGACCGTGACCAGTTCAGCCGTATCAGTCACGGTATCCGGCTGCGCTGATACCACCTCATTTTCATGCACGGTCAGCACATTTTCCGGGCTGACAGACGTGTCCTGACCGGCTGCGTCATCCGTGTCATCAAGCTCCTCTTCCAGCTCTGCCACACGGAGCGCCAGTTCTTCTTTCGTCCCCGTCAGGCTGACATCACGGTTCAGTTGCTCACCCAGCGAACGGAGACGGGCAATCAGTTCATCTTTCGTCATGGACTCCTCCACAGAGAGAAAATGGCCCCGAAGGGCCATGATTACGCCAGTTGAACGGACACGAACTCATCAGGATCAGCCAGCAGCATCAGCGGTGCTGACTGAATCATGGTGAACTCTCGCGCCGGATCGCCGGATGTCTTCCAGTTTTTCGGATAACGGGGAGACGCATTAATACCCTCACTCAATGCATCTGCATCCTGAATACAGCCATAGGTGCGCAGACCGCGTGCATGAGTGTTACCCAGCACCATCGTGTTGTCCGGCAGGAAGTTCTTTTTGACGCCGTTTTCCACGTACTGTCCGGAATACACGACGATGGCCACATCGCCATACATTCCCTTATAAGACACCGCTTTGCCCAGGTCTTTTACCGCTGTCTCCAGTTCGGAATGAGAGCCGCGACGGGTATCCAGCTTCTCCCTGACGGCTTTGAAGGAACGGAACAGCGCCCAGCCTTTCGGGTCAAACACGATGATATTCACCACGCCGCTGGCGTTCAGCGCGTAGGCTTCGATATCGTCGGTCGGGTCATACGTGGACTTGTCACGCTTGCTCCACTCCGTGCCGCCGGACTGCGTGATGTTGTTCGCCGCACTGCGGCCCATATCCACCTCAACCGGATCGAAGGCTTCACCGGTCATGGTGTATTTGCCCTTGAGCACGGCAGAAACTGCCTGCATCTCTTCGACCTGAGCAATGGCCAGCTCTTCGTCACGCATGTTCTGCATGATGATGCGACGGCGGCGGTAAGCCGGGTCCGCCAGATTCTGCGGATCTTCATCCGGCAGGCGACGCAGGGTCATCTGCGGATTCACTTCATGCTTCGGCTTGACATATCCCGGCGTAAATTCAGAGGTGGAGCCGCCACGGGAACGGATAACCTCACCGGAAACAATCGGCGAAACGTACAGCGCCATGTTTACCAGTCCCGGAATTTGTGAGAGATAGACTTTCTCCGTGGTGAAGGGATAGCTCTCACGGAAAAAGAGACGCAGAAACAGCGGATCAAACTTAAATTTCTGCTCATTTGCCGCCAGCAGCTGGGCGGTTGTGTACATCGACATAAAAAAATCCCGTAAAAAAAGCCGCACAGGCGGCCTTTAGTGATGAAGGGTAAAGTTAAACGATGCTGATTGCCGTTCCGGCAAACGCGGTCCGTTTTTTCGTCTCGTCGCTGGCAGCCTCCGGCCAGAGCACATCCTCATAACGGAACGTGCCGGACTTGTAGAATGTCAGCGTGGTGCTGGTCTGGTCAGCAGCAACCGCAAGAATGCCAACGGCAGCACCGTCGGTGGTGCCATCCCACGCAACCAGCTTACGGCTGGAGGTGTCCAGCATCAGCGGGGTCATTGCAGGCGCTTTCGCACTCAATCCGCCGGGCGCGGTTGCGGTATGAGCCGGGTCACTGTTGCCCTGCGGCTGGTAATGGGTAAAGGTTTCTTTGCTCGTCATAAACATCCCTTACACTGGTGTGTTCAGCAAATCGTTAACGGCATCAGATGCCGGGTTACCTGCAGCCAGCGGTGCCGGTGCCCCCTGCATCAGACGATCCAGCGCAGTGTCACTGCGCGCCTGTGCACTCTGTGGTGCTGCGGCCAGAATGCGGCGGGCCGTTTCCACGGTCATACCGGGGGTTTCTGCCAGCACGCGTGCCTGTTCTTCGCGTCCGTGAGCCTCCTCACAGTTGAGGATCCCCATAATGCGGCTGTTTTCTGCCGCAACCGCTGCGGTGATCTGCGCGTTCACGTCCGGCTGCGCCGCGCTGGCGTTTTCGCCCTCCGTCGCTGGCACCACGTCAGTAACGTCAGCCTGCGAAGCAGTGGCTGAAACAGTTGTTGATTGAGTCTCTTTGGTCATTCGCCCTCCTGAGAGACGGGATTTACGTGCATCCAGTGCATCACGCATGACGGTGATCGCATCGGTGCTGTTAACAAGTTCATCAGCCAGTCCGGCATCAATGGCCTCCTGACCGCTGTACACTGCAGCCTCGGTATCCAGCACAGCCTGCACGGACAGGCCGGTATATGCCGACACCTTCTGCGCAAACATCTGGCGGGTTGCGTCCATCCGGGACTGCAGTGTCTCCCGGACGTCATCCGGAAGATGGCTGTAGGGGTTGCCATCCACCTTATGGCTGCCGCTGTAAATCAGAGTGATTTCCACACCCTGTTTCTCCAGCGCAGCACCGTAATTACTGTGAGCCATCATGACGCCGATGGAGCCTGTCCGGGCGGTCTGCGTGACCAGACGCCGGGAGGCGGCACTGGCAAGCAGCTGACCTGCACTGCAGTTCATGTCGTTGGCCAGCGCCCATACCGGTTTTATGTCACGCACACGGGCGATGATGTCAGCGCAGTCAAATGCCCCCGCCACCATCCCGCCGGGCGTGTCCATATCGAGCAGAATGCCGTCCACCATCGGATCGCTGGCAGCCTGTTGCAGACGGGCGATAATGCCGTTGTAACCGGTCATCCCCGAATACGGCTGCAGCGCCCGCGTCCGGCTGACCAGCGTGCCGGACACCGGCAGCACGGCGATGCCGTTCATGACCTGATAACTGCGGGCCTGTCGTGGTCCGTCATCATCAACGGATAACGCCAGCGCCGCGGGTGCCTCTCCGGCAGTCAGGCTGTCGCCGGACACCGCATCCGTCAGGCGGCTGATCCCAAGCTGGCCTGCAAGCGCACAAAAGAAAACCCGCGCATAGGCGGGTTCAAGCATCAGCGGCTCATTAAAGGCCATACTGGCAATATGCGGGAGATTACGCAGCTCTGCTGTCACTCTTCTCCTCCTCTGTTGATTGTCGCAGTCCGGATTCAAATGCCGCAGCCGCCCAGGCGGGCGGTTTAAGACCGGCTGCGCGGCGCTCCATCGTTTCACGGACCTGCTGGGCAAAAATTTCCTGATAGTCGTCACCGCGTTTCGCGCACTCTTTCTCGTAGGTGCTCAGTCCGGCTTCTATCAGCATCACCGCTTCCTGAACTTCTTTCAGACCATCGATGGCCATACGACCGGAGCCTATCCAGTCGCAGTTCCCCCAGGCACTGCGGGCTTCCTGAAAACTGAAGCGCGCTTTTGAAGGTAACGTCACCACGCGGCGAACGATGGCCTCTTCCAGCCAGCACAGAAACATCTGGCTCGCCTGACGGGATGCGACGAATTTTCGCCGCCCCATAAAGTACGCCCACGACTCGTTCGCACTGGCCCGTGCCGTGGAGTAGCTCATCTGGGCGTAATTCCGGGAAAGCTGCTCATACGAGACACCCAGCCCGGCAGCAATATACCGCAACAGTGACTGCTCAAACACGGAGTAGCCGTTATCCGTGTCCTGAGCCGTCTGCAGGTTCAGTGAGTCCCCCGGCATCAGGTGCGGCACTTTTGCGCCTCCCAGCCGGACCGGTGCTGCGGCGTAATACGCGGCAATTTCACCAATCCAGCCAGTCAGCCTTTCCCGCTGCTCCTGACTGTTCGCGCCCAGAATAAAATCCATCGCTGACTGCGTATCCAGCTCACTCTCAATGGTGGCGGCATACATCGCCTTCACAATGGCGCTCTGCAGCTGCGTGTTCTGCAGCGTGTCGAGCATCTTCATCTGCTCCATCACGCTGTAAAACACATTTGCACCGCGGGTCTGCCCGTCCTCCACGGGTTCAAAAACGTGAATGAACGAGGCGCGCCCGCCGGGTAACTCACGGGGTATCCATGTCCATTTCTGCGGCATCCAGCCAGGATACCCGTCCTCGCTGACGTAATATCCCAGCGCCGCGCCGCTGTCATTAATCTGCACACCGGCACGGCAGTTCCGGCTGTCGCCGGTATTGTTCGGGTTGCTGATGCGCTTCGGGCTGACCATCCGGAACTGTGTCCGGAACAGCCGCGACGAACTGGTATCCCAGGTGGCCTGAACGAACAGTTCACCGTTAAAGGCGTGCATGGCCACACCTTCCCGAATCATCATGGTAAACGTGCGTTTTCGCTCAACGTCAATGCAGCAGCAGTCATCCTCGGCAAACTCTTTCCATGCCGCTTCAACCTCGCGGGAAAAGGCACGGGCTTCTTCCTCCCCGATGCCCAGATAGCGCCAGCTTGGGCGATGACTGAGCCGGAAAAAAGACCCGACGATATGATCCTGATGCAGCTGGATGGCGTTGGCGGCATAGCCGTTATTGCGCACCAGATCGTCTGCGCGGGCATTGCCACGGGTAAAGTTGGGCAGCAGGGCTGCATCCACACTTTCACTCGGTGGATTCCACGCCCGCAACTGCCCACCAAATCCGCTGCCACCGCCATGATAACCGGCATATTCACGCAGCGATGTCATGCCGTCCGGCCCCAGAAGGGTGGGAATGGTGGGCGTTTTCATACATAAAATCCTGCAGGTCCCCTGCGTCGCTGTGTCATGCCGGTCTGCACTTCCAGCTCTGCAATATATTTTTTCAGGTCAGACACGGAAGTGGCCGTAAACTCCACTCGCCGTCCGTCTTTCTGTACTGTTGCCACCCGTTTACCTGTCATCAGGTCATGCAGTGCCGCACGGGCAGCGGCAAGTTCTTCCTGTCGCGTCATTCATCCTCTCCGGATAAGGCACGGGCGTAATCTGCCAGTGTTTTCTTGTTGGTTGCTGCACCATCCTCTTCCTGCAGGCTCGCCAGCAGCGCACTGAGATCCAGCTGCCAGCGGGAAATACTGATGCGCAGCGCCGCCAGCGCATAAACGAAGCAGTCGAGTGCCTCATTGCGTCGCTTTTTGCTGTCCCACAGTATTTTTTTCCTGCCATCCACCCATTTTTCGACCTGCTCTTCAGCAGTCAGCTGCTGCGCTTCGGTCAGATCAAAAATATCCGGGTTATTCGGGAAGTGAACGGCACCGGGAAGCGGTTCATCCCCTTCCGGCGTCAGTGTGAAGCGGTTATAAATCTGCTCTTTCGCGGTATCCGTACCGATTTCGGTAAGGTAAACCCCGTTTTTGTTTCGCTTACGTGGCATGCTGGCCACAGGCTTACCGTAGACGGATGCCCCTTTAATGGGGATCACCCGGAACAGCCCATGTTTTTTCGAGCGTTCATACACAATGGTCGGATCAATCCCGCCAGTATCCCAGCAGATACGGGATACCGACATTTCTGCACCATTCCGGCGGGTATAGGTTTTATTGATGGCCTCATCCACACGCAGCAGCGTCTGTTCATCGTCGTGGCGGCCCATAATAATCTGCCGGTCAATCAGCCAGCTTTCCTCACCCGGCCCCCATCCCCATACGCGCATTTCGTAGCGATCCAGCTGGGAGTCGATACCGGCGGTCAGGTAAGCCACACGGTCAGGAACGGGCGCTGAATAATGCTCTTTCCGCTCTGCCATCACTTCAGCATCCGGACGTTCGCCAATTTTCGCCTCCCACGTCTCACCGAGCGTGGTGTTTACGAAGGTTTTACGTTTTCCCGTATCCCCTTTCGTTTTCATCCAGTCTTTGACAATCTGCACCCAGGTGGTGAACGGGCTGTACGCCGTCCAGATGTGAAAGGTCACGCTGTCCGGCGGCTCAATCTCTTCACCGGATGACGAAAACCAGAGAATGCCATCACGGGTCCAGATCCCGGTCTTTTCGCAGATATAACGGGCATCAGTAAAGTCCAGCTCCTGCTGGCGGATGACGCAGGCATTATGCTCGCAGAGATAAAACACGCTGGAGGGGTCATCCGGCGTCCATTTGAGGCCAAACGGCGTCTCTTTGTCGCCAAATTTAAGATACTGCTCCTCCCCGCAGTGCGGGCAGGCAACATGAAAACGCATAAAATGCGGGGATTCACTGGCTGCACGCTCAATCTGACAGGTGCCTCTCACTTTGGGCGTGGAGCCACGGATGGACTTTGGCCAGACCGAGCCTTCAATACGCTTGTCACCCAGGAACGTCGGAGAGCCTTCCTGTTCAATATCATCATCAAAAGCAGCAAGTTCATCATAACCCGCCACATCCACCGACTTTTCACGGTAGTTTTTTGCCGCTTTACCGCCCAGGCACCAGAAGCCACGCCCATTAGTGAAACGCTTCATGGTGAGCGTGTTATCCCGGTGCTTTTTGCCATACCACGGGGCCAGCGCCAGCAGCGACGGAATATCACGAATAGTCGGCTCAACGTGGGTTTTCATAAAGTTCTCGGCATCACCATCCGTCGGCAACCAGATAAGGGTGTTGCGCTGCTTATGCTCTATGAAGTAGGCATAAACACCCAGCAGCATTTTGGAATAACCAACACGGGCAGACTTCACCACATTCACCTCGCGGATGTAGTCACTGCCCATCGCATTCATGATGGCCCGCTGAAAGGGCAGTGTTTCCCAGCGCCCTTCCTGGTATGCGGATTCTTTCGGGAGATAGTAACTGGCATCCGCCCATTCAACGGCAGTCTGTGGCTCCGGCCTGAACAGGGCTCGCAGCCCGGCGCGTACATCACGCCGCAGAATATCAATCTGACTGTTCGATATATTCACTCAGCAACCCCGGTATCAGTTCATCCAGCGCGGCTGCTTTGTTCATGGCTTTGATGATATCCCGTTTCAGGAAATCAACATGTCGGTTTTCCAGTTCCGGAAAACGCCGCTGTACCGAGAGAGGGATCCCGTCAAGAATACTGGCAATTTCACCTGCGATCCGTGACAGCACGAAAGTACAGAATGCGGTTTCCACCACTTCTGCGGAGTCTCTGGCATTCTTCAGCTCCTGTGCGTCGGCCTGCGCACGCGTAAGTCGATGGCGTTCGTACTCAATAGTCCCAGGCTGGAGATCTGCCTCACTGGCAGCTCTGTAATCCTCAACCTCTTTACGGAGTTTTTCATTTTCGATATCAGCCTCCCTCTGCGCATACCACTGAATTGCCATGGAGGTATCAAATACAGATTCAACGCCCTTACCACCTCCGGAGACGCAAGGGAGTCCCTGAGACTGCCAGCGTTCAATCGTTCGCGGATCCACGTTGAAAATTTCGGCAAGTTTCTTTTTATTAACCTTCATGAAACAGTCTCACAACAAACACAGGGTCCGACATGAAAGTGCCCGAAAATGACTTTTTTAGGCGTTTTCATGTCGGACCTTTTACGGATTCGATATTAGAAAAAACAAATAGTTATGTTCGAGAAGTACCGACATGATTTTCCCCGGAAAATTTTCATAAATAGCGAAAACCCGCGCGCCTTCCGCCCCGTGGCAGGCCACCCCACCGGAAGGACCCGCACAAATGAGAGCGTTTGTCATTAACATTTACAGATAAGATGACGTACATCATTGAAACGCCATTCAGCCATATACCGGCAGCATTCGTAGTTGCACTCCGTAACTCTGCGACTAAGGTTAAAAACATGGCCCTCTTTTGCCACCGGCAAATCTTCAATGGATTTCCCCTGCCGGTTTTTTATTTTCGTCGATGCATAACATTGCATTTACATCAATAGCGGCTATTGTCATTAGTATGTTGCATCAATGCATGGGTGGTATTGGCGGTCTTCGCCGGCCGCTTCTGTGTAGCTGCTCCCTGTGACCGGTTTTTTATTTCTCACATTACAGCAACCCCTTAGAGTGAAGGGCTGCTGTAATGCCTGTTACTCACGAATCAGGCGAGCACTCTTACTATTCATTTCAATACGCGAATACTGCGGTTTACCATCAATGATGTCTGTCATTACGAACACCTCACCCGGCTGCAGTTCAACTGCACCTTCCGGTAATTTCATACCGGCAAATACCGGACAACCCGGATGACGATCATCTTCTGTTGCTTCCAGCATTGACTCACCAAACCACTCCGTCGTGGCGCGACCATCAGCTGCTTTGTAGTGGATCAAGTACTGGTTTTCGCCATCCGCATACTGCGCGCGGGCTTTAACCTCACCCCATTCATCACTGATACGCATCTCCACCAGTTGAGACAACTCAAACTTAAACGGAGCAGCATCAGCACCAATTACAATCGGTTTGTTTTCTGTTTTTTCCATCATCGTCTCCTGATATCGAAGCCCGTCGCCGCACCGGGCACTGATCAACATTTGAGTATTCGCGGCGACAGAAAGAATTTATTTTATTGAGTAGCCACAAACACAGAATTTCATGCTTACCGGACGCTGGCGCATCCTTCATTTTTCAGCAAAATATTCTGCTCTTACAGGCGATCAGTTCTGCAGACACTGCCGAACACCGTCGACAATTTCACAGACCTGAGACGCGGTATCGAAAAGCTGGCGCGCCTTATCCAGGCTGACGCACCCCACCAATAAAAAAGGCACCAGTATCGCTACCAGTGCCCGTTTCACCGCCGTTCGCGGCATTCTGTGTGTCCAGTGTTTTCGCGCCATATCACCACCAACGCACAGCCCAAATCAGAACAGCGACCGCCACAAGGCGAATTGCAAAGGCCGCAGCCCTTGTCAAATCAAGGCTCGCGGGAGTTTCCATTTCAATACCTTTCATAATGGACAACCTCAAAAAGAATCTTTTATACTTTCCCACGAGGATTTTCTCCCTACTCACTAATCACAATTTCCCCTTTGACGTGAAAACTAAAAACCCCGGACTGTTCCCCCAGCCGGGGTTTTGTTTTACTTATCGCTTCAGCTGAAAGTGAGGTCCGTCTTTCAGCGTTTTCCAGTCCCCGCCCCATTCGATAGCGATCCCCAGCTCTGCGGCAGCCTGCTTAAATGCCTGTGCGATTTTCTCGTACAGAGGCCACTCCCATGACACCTGACTGCCAATGTAGGCCACAACATCCACCGCATCACCGGTCAGGTGGCGGCTGTTCATGGTCTGGCTTTTCCCTTCCGCAACCAGCTGTTTCTGGCGATACTTACTGCGCAGGCCTTCCGTAATACCGAAATCAACCTCCGTCAGCTCCAGCGCACGGCGAACTACAGCAACCAGCTGTGGTTTGACACCCTCCAGATTTTTTTCACTGCGACGGCTGAATCTGAATTTACCCGGCATATTCACCTCAACAATGGAAAGATTTTTGTGACGTTCCCGCGTGCGCGTATCACCAGCACGCAGAACAGCAGATTAAAAAACACTTCCAGCCAGCCCGTTGCTAACGGGCGACCACACAGATAGCTGAGGGGCGCAAAGGCATACAGCAGCATCAGCAGCCAGGCCAGCCATGACACCAGCGGTTTATGTCTGGAATCACGGCGACGATAAAAAAAGAGCGTCAGCACGATAACCATGCATAACGCCACATTCAGCAATTCGGGAAGGTTACTTAACATTGCCGCCTCCTCCACCCCGCAGGCGGGAGAACACACCGGACACCAGCGATGCAATATCCTGCTGGTGGATGAACGAGAGAATCTTCACCGACACCACCGAGACCAGCACCGCGCAAAGCGCATCTGCTGATGTACCGTCATACCCTGTTTTTGATGCAATCCAGGCTGACAGCACACGCGCTCCCAGCACGCCGACAATAAACGACACCAGAAAATGTGCCACCACGCGCCAGACTGAAAGTGACTGCGGCATCGTTGCCACAAATAACGCCCCGGCGAACGCGCCAAACACAATCCCGAAATCCATCCCGGTAAACAGCCCGAATACCGTCGCGCCACCCAGCGCCGCAGCCGTGCCGGAACCGGATAAGGGTTCAGACATACTTCCTCCTGAAAATAAAAAAGGGCCACCAGCGACCCGTAAAAAACACCCCGTCAAAGGCATCCGCAGATGCCTTTTGTGTGATGTTATTCAGATTTACGCAGTAAAGGCCGGAGCACGACCAGCGCCATCGCCACCAGCACACCATCTGCCAGCACCGACATCAGTCGTCCGGTGAAATCAACCACCACTACCAGAAACAACAGGATGACAGCCAGCACAAGGCGCGCACTTTTCACAGGTACTGCTCCAGCGGCAACTGCAGCGCCTGCGCAATTTTCTTCAGTTGCGCTTCTTCTTCCTGACCGATACCGTCCTGGTCAGCGATATCCAGACACAGGCACAGCACATTAACTGCATCATCAGTACCGGCAACATCAGCCAGCTGACGAAGAGCTTCGGCATTGGCAGAACGCGGCGACGCTTCATAACGGGCGCGGATATTTGCACTCATTTGTGCAATCTCACCGGAGAACGGCGCAAAGACAGGAAGTGCTGCAATGGTTTTTTCCAGTACCGCGATTTCTTTCGCGTCACAGGTGCCGTCAGCGTATGCAATGGAGTACGCGCCCCAGACGGTCGCCTCCACTGCGTCACGGTTCTCCATCTTCTTCACCTCGGTAATGACCTTGCGGGTTTTCTTTTTGAAAATACCAAACATCGTGACTTTTCCTTTTAGTGGGTGAGCCTGCGCCCGGGGGTGACCAGCCCACAGAGAAAGTCACACTGACCATCCCGTAAGCTCACCCCTGAAAGGCTCTGTGGTTTTTTGATGTGCGCCGGGCGTGGCGCGGATATGAAAAAGGCCCGCCGAAGCGAGCCTGGAAAAATAAGCGTGGCGCGTTGTACTGGATTCGAACCAGTGACCGATTGCTTAGAAGGCAATTGCTCTGTCCGGCTGAGCTAACAACGCAGGGTACAGATAATGGACCGCCATCGAGGACTCGAACCCCGCGCAACCAGCTTCGAAGGCTGGCGCTCTATCCTGATGAGCTAATGGCGGTATGTGATGGTGGCCCTTGCTGGATTTGAACCAGCGACCTGGCGATTATGAGTCGCTCGCTCTCACCACTGAGCTAAAGGGCCGGGAGCAGAATAATAATGGTGCGTAATTAATTCTGCAATCTCATCCGTTTCAAACGATTAAATCCTGAACTTCCCTGACTGTCTGTTCAAAACGTCCGGTCTCCAGCTCAACACCAATCGCACAACGCCCCAGTGCCATCGCCGCTTTTACCGTTGAACCTGAACCCATAAAAAAATCTGCAACCAGGTCTCCCGGACGACTGCTCGCGTTGATTATCTGCTGCAGCATTTCTGCCGGTTTTTCGCACGGATGTTTCCCTGGATAGTACTGCACCGGTTTATGCGTCCAGACATCGGTGTACGGAACCTGCGCCGTCACACCGAAATACCGCCGCAAATTTTTATATTCACTCAGCAGTTCCGTATACTGCCGGTTCAGCTCACTGTATGTGCTGACCAGCTGGTGGTGTGGCTTTTCCAGTTCCCCGCGCTGATGTTTTTCTGCCGCAACACGCGCAAACAACGCCTGCAATTTATTGTAATCACCCTCGTTCGGTAACTGCCACTGACTGGCACCAAACCAGTGCGAAGCCATGTTTTTCTTTCCGGTGGCTTCCGCTATCTGTTTTGACGTTATTCCCAGTGATTTACGCGCATCACGAAAGTAAGAAATCAGCGGGGCCATGACGTGCTGTTTTAGCTCGCGCCCCTGCTCCACATAGCCATCATCTTTCGGGCGATACGGTCCCTGATAATGTTCTGCAAACAGAATGCGCTCTGTTGCCGGAAAATACGCCCGCAGACTTTCCTTATTGCACCCGTTCCAGCGTCCGGACGGCTTCGCCCAGATAATGTGGTTCAGCACATTAAAGCGCTCACGCATCATGATTTCGGTGTCAGATGCCAGGCGATGACCACAGAACAGGTAAAGACTTCCGGCAGGCTTCAGTACCCGCCAGAACTGCGCCAGACACTGGTCCAGCCATTTCAGGTAATCATCGTCGCCCTCCCACTGGTTATCCCAGCCCTCGGGCTTCACTTTAAAGTATGGCGGGTCTGTGACTATCAGATCGACAGAGTTTTCCGGTAAGGTCTGGATAAACTCCAGGCAATCAGCGTTGATTAACTCACAACTGGATATTTTTACAGTATTAATCATAGATCAATAAGCACTTCTCTGATAGGCTCATACCGCTTTTGCGCAAAGCAGATGGGCCTGAGGTTTGCTTGTGACCCCAACGCATGAGCAGATGGCTGGCAGGTGCCGCTAACACCCACCAGCCGCCCATTACCACAAATTAAAAAGCCTTCACTGCGGAAGGCGTCTGTAACAACCGAACTGATAATCTGCCAGACCCGCCATAACAAGCTGAGTCAGTATTAACTGGCAGCGTTCGCGTGAAAGGTAAGTATTCTGCGCAATTTCCCCGACGGTCGCCGGTTCGGTGACGCTTAATTCATTAAACACCACTCTGGCGGTTTCGGTCATATCCTGCTGTTTTAGCATGCCTTTTTCCCTTTTCTGGTTAACGTGACATACCAATACCTCTTGTCGAAAAAGCCAGCAAGCTGAAAGACCAGTATTCACAACTACCAGCGCGTTTAATGTTCTGTGCCGTTTTTCAGGCATAAAAAAACCCGCATAAAGCGGGTTCTTTCAGGTGTCCATGTCTGCTATTCGCCTCGCGGTACAGCTTTGCGAAGCGTAGCTGGATTGAAACAGTTTATGGCTAAAAATACAAGCTTTTTTTCTAAAACTGCACAAACCTTACTACCAGCCAAAAATCCTCTTCGTGCAACAACAAACGCCCTCCAGATTCTAAGCGTCAGTAAAAGAAAATGCATCTCGCATCAGTGGATACAGAATAAACTCAGCTATTCTCAGCCACATATCTATACGATTGCGGCATGTTGCATAGCACCACTCAGGGTGAACCTCATTCAACAATTCAGCCATTTTGCGTTTACTCATCCCCCGCCCTTCGTACCTTTGCCGCAGGATATCAATCAATCCAGGATAACGTGCAAGCGCTTTACTTATCACCCCATCAATGCGTAACGCCTCTGCATCAGTACAGTGAGACAACCAGCTCTTCTGTCTGCCAGCGATCATCTCTCGCAAGAATGCTTCCAGCTCTGGTTTATCAATCCCTGACTCCCTGATTCTACGCAGGGCTTCATTGACCGCGGTTTTTGTCAGTTTTTTGGATGCCAGCAACTGATTGAACATATTTCCTGGTTTGCCACCACCTATATACGACCAACGCCCCCACATCCGTAATTTCCCCTGGATCCAGACGGCTTCCAGCGTTTTTAGACGTAAATGCTCGCCGCTTTTGCCTGTAATTTCCGGATATATCATATTTACGATCACTCACTCTCAATTTTGTAAATCTTCACGCCCAGCCGCCCCCCAGGAACGAGCTGACCGCGCACAATATTAATTTCATCAAACTGCTCGTCGTCTATGAGAAGTCCGGCATGCGTCAGCGCATCCAGTGGTGCTTTCAGGATATTGTCCAGGTCACGACGACGTTTATCCGGTGGCTCTGCAATAATCTTTATCGCCAGCCTTCCGGACAGGTTTAATTTCAGCCGCTGCTGGCGAACAATAAGCGCCACATCACGGCGATAACGCTCACCGGCTTTTGATACAAAATATGTGCTGCCACGACGTCGCCAGTAAGTGTTCACCGTTGGCGGGTAAGGCAAAACAAATTCTATGCGTTCAGTCATTCATGCTTTCCACTTCAGGACACCCGAATTTCTCGCGTGCATTAAAAAACGAATCAGCAACAACAGCTGGCTGCCGTGTTTTTCTTCAAAATCTTTTACCCCGGCGTGTAGTTCGCTATGGCATTTACGGCACAGCGGAATAACAAACAAATCATCAGCCTTTGTTCCCATCCCTCCCAGTCCATGACCAATGATGTGATGCGGATCATCTGCCTGATTGCCACACGTCATGCATTTCTGCGTTTTTACCCAGCGCGTGTATACAGGCATCTCTTCCCGTTGTGGTTTCTGGCGCTGGAGATACTGAGCCGGTGACTCCGGATCAACGGCAATGCTGACCACCGTCTTTTCCTGTGGTGGATTCTGTTGCTGGTGGGCGTGAGGCAACGGCGCAATATTTTTTGTGCGCTGCTTCAGTATGCTGATGGCGGTCTGCTCTCCCGGTACGATGTCGCTCTCGCGGTATACTGAGCGGATTTTTTCACCCGGAAGCTTCAGGATTCGACGCGCCATATTTTCGGTCATGGCATCCACTACATCATTTACAGAAGCCCAGCAGCACAATTCAGCCAGCGATAATTCCCGCTCCTGCGTGCCATTCACTGCATGGCGTATGACGTCAATCATCCATGCTGACAGGTTTTGATGAGCAAGTTGCCCGAGTGATTCGGAGGTCTGGTCACGCAGCTGGTTGTCGCAGTGCCAGCACAACACCATCGCGCCGGTACCGTAACGATGTATGACGATTTCACTGTGATGATAGTCACCATGAGGCCACTGGCAGGATTTAACGTGGCGTAACAGCCAGTCAGACAGCGCACCAGCACCGCCAGCAGCACGAATCACCCGCTCATCGCTGAAAAATGGCAGTAGTGATTTATCCTCCGCCAATGGCTGGCGAACGGCAGGAACGACTCCGGACGGCAGACCGCGCATGCTTTTCGGTTCCGGCTCCACCAGTACACGACCGCTGCGGAATACCTGCATGGATTCACGACCAGGCTTAAGGACCACCAGCCCAAGTTCCGGTACCGGAACAGATCGAAGTAATACCCGCACGTTACCTCCAGATCCGTTGCTGGAATGTGCGGGACGGACGCGGTGGGCGTTCGGAATAAGGGAGTCTGACGTAGATTATCCAGTGACGATAATCGAGGGTGAGGGCTTTCCTAAACTCATATCCACGTCTGCGGTAGTTATGAATCAGCCATTCGGCCTGTTCTTCAGTACATGGTGGGTGTTGGTACCAGTCGGTTTTAAATGCGTGTGAACGCCGCTCATGCCGGATGGCAAGGTCGGTATCAGAATTGTGAAATTTGGTTTTGTGCGCCATCTGTTTTCTCTGCTGGCGCAGCAGGTGTCAGGTGTTCAGGCTGACGTGCGAATTGTAAACCAGAATGCCAGGAAAAAACAAAACCCGCCGAAGCGGGTTAAGTGCGGGTGCGTTGAGGATGCCTGACACATCAGAGGTGGCGAGGGATTTCTCCCCCGCCAGGTCTCTTACTCCTCAGGTTCGTAAGCTGTGAAGACAGCGACCTCCGTCTGGCCGGTTCGGATTCGTACCTCGCAGAGGTCTTTCCTCGTTACCAGTGCCGTCACAATGACGGTTAAACAGATGACGATCAGGGCGATTAGCATCGCCTTTTGCTGCTTCATAGCCTGCTTCTCCTTGCCTTTCGGCACGTAAGAGGCTAACCTACGTGTGTAGAGCATAGATATGGCCTCAGATTAATGTTAAGCGTCTTGCCGGACGCGTAATGTTAACTGGGGCTTTTCTCTATCTGCCTTTTGGTGTTCATGCCTGAGACAGATAGCCTCAAGCACCCGCTGCAATTCTACTTAACTCTCCTTTTCCCGCAAACCGTTTTTATCCCCAGCGGCAAATCGAATACACCACCAGCGCCACCGCCATCGCAATTCCTACCGTTGTTAATGCTTCAGGCCAGGTCATCGTAAAATATCCTCCACGCTTATCAGTCCGTTCCGCTCCAGATAACTCATCGCCTTATCCGGTAATTTGCAGTCTGGCTTCGCTTTCCTCAGTTGCCAGGTTAACTGCTTTACCAGCATGGTTAACTCATCGACCAGACGCTGATATCCCACTGGTTTGTATTCATGCAATTTACCGGCTGGCTCTGCTGCCAGCGATACCAGTGCGATTTCCAGAACAGCAATATCCATCTTATATGTGCGGATGATGTCATGGTCGATTGTGCCCGGTATGCACAGTCTCTGTGCTTCAATAGTCTCCTCTGCGTGAGCTATTAACTGCTCTCTGGTAAAAGTCGTCATGCCGTAGCACCTTCTTGATATTTTTCAAACCAGAACACAACCGGCTCTGCTTCCAGCGATGCCAGCGCAATCCGTGCCAGTTCCATTTGTTCACCACGGGTAAGCCCGTTTTCAAGCGGGTTTTTAATGAACAATTCAATACGTTCTTTGGTAATAGTGGTCATGTGTTACTCCTTAACCCGCAGTGCTTTCAACTGATGAGGGGAACAAAATCTTTTCATCAAACCCTGCATTCATATCATGGACAGCAACACACCAATCCATTGACGAACGATTATCAAGAGCCTCCATGATTTCATCCATGCGGCGCAGGTCATACAGGTAAATGCTTTTATCGCCAATGGTGTAAAAACCAATTTTTTTCGGTGATGGACAGCGATCAAGAACGTCCTGTAATTCGTTCAACCATGCCTGTTCTTTTTTTGTCAAAGTTGCCATATCAGTTTTCCTTATACGGATTAATTTTATTGTGCAGTGTGTTGAACGGAGCCCATACCACGTCGTTATACAATTCAATAACTGGCTCAATTATTTTTCCGATTCCCCATACCAGAATTAACGGGGATATCGGTATCATCAACACGATAAACAGAATGAGAAACAAAAATTCTGTCGCTCTACTTTTTCGCGGATATTCTTTTCTGAATAATGTAGGCACATCACTCTCCTTTGTTGCTCCTCAAAATTTTATGCCCTGGCGCAAAAGCACGCGTTTTGTCGGCACTTATTCGCCACCCATCTTTACGTGCCTCTTTTGCACAGCCAGCCCATGACGTACCGATATACTCACCAAAATCTGGCGACTGATATTTGCCATCCGTACACTGGCGGCAATCACAATAGAGATGCATGGTATAACTTGCGGCAATACCCATTCAGCCTCCTTTGATGCCCGTGTTTACAACCAGGCAGGCCTCCTTGAGTACCCAGTCAATAGCGTCTTTCCATGCTCCGGTTTCAACTGGCGGATCCTCACGCCGTACCTGTTCATAAAAGCGCACAGCTTTAACCAGTCCTTCTGATGTCACCGAAGCTGGCGGGGCCGTGAATAACGCCTGAATTTCATAGTTTGGTCTGTCGTTACAATCCTCTTTTGTCGGGACATATTTCCAGTCACCAACCCACTGCTTCCCCTGAAAGTCTGTAACGCCTTTTTTCACGTAGCGATATCGCCATGCCACTGGTTTTGCCTGCCCTGCCTTTTCATGCCCTTCCTGATAATTAATCTCGCTCATTCATCGCCCCACTCATCACAATATGCTTCGACCGGTGTTTTCCCTGCTTCATAATCATCACGCCATGCTTCAGCATCAGCGGCACTTCCACCGCGTAACTCTGCATAATCCATTAACAGTTCATGCCATTCTTCAAAACTGGCGTTATATTTAGTTGAACCAAAATCAGCCATTTTGTTCTTCCTCTTCGTCTTTTATTTCGTGGTATGAGTAATTGCAGTAGTTAAAGAAAATATCTTTAGCTTCATCCTGTATTTCATCTGGTGTTGCATCATCATCCACTTCGAATTCATCCTCGAAATCTCCACCGGCTATTCCCGTTTCAATAATTATTTTGAATTTTCGCATTTCACTACCGCCCTTTCGGACGGCCTCCTGATGTTCTGAGGGTGCAGGAATCCCTCCGGTTAAGGATTTAATAAAAATCGTTTCTGATTTAAATCTTCAGTATTTAGTTGTTAGTCGGTTTATAGCCTTTATGCTTCGGCCTTATTTCTCAGCCATACACAAACCGGGCCATCTTCGGTGTCATGTATTGAACCAATAAACCATCCATTGCCCTCTGGTCGTTCCGGTTCCCATGCAGAAATATCAGCATCACACGCATCAAGGTCAGCACATCCTTCATCTCTGAAGCAGAGGACGTATTGAAGATTATTTTCCTCCATCCAGGCGTTAAACTCTTCCGTTGAAATATATTCCCGACCGTCACAGAATTTTTCATATTCAGGATGCGTCCAGTAGCCATATTCATCACGTACTACTGGTATTTCTTTAATTTCATTCATTTCTGTTCTCCCACGTTTTCAGACTTTCACCACAGAACGGACAAAATGAAACCCGAACTGGTAATTTAGAAAATTCACCGGAACGCAACATCACAAAATCAGGACCGCGAGTTAAACTCTCATTCCAGATTTTGTATATCAGCAGACCTTTTCGCATCGTGTATTCAGCATCACGCTCAAGGGACTTTGCCAGTGCTGCACATGGTTCTATCTTGTTGCCATTAACCTGGCATTTTGATTCACTCACCGCACCACCTCCTCAAAATTCCCCTGATAAAACGCCAGTACACGCTGCATAGCTTCACTCTTCCGGCACTCGCGACAGATTATGTTTAGGCGCCTGTCGTAGCGACGTATTTCTCCGTCAGGTAATGACCAGATAAGGTCCGGATCAACCGCAGATGGTTTCTTCAGCTTTGCCCTTGAGAGCTTTTTACGGGCATTTTGCCAGTCCTTACGCGCCTGTTCAGACGGGAATAACCCGTAACCAGAGTTGTATACATCGCCACTGGCAACCAGCTCTCTGGCCAGAACGCTCATCAGATATCTTGTTGCCCCAGTTTTAGTTTCCAGTTGTCGTAACGTCTCGCGCCCACTCTGGCGTACGAGTTCAACAACCTGCCCTTTAATTTTTTCCCGCTCTTCTTGTGTAAAAACTTTTGCCACAAGCCCTCCTGAAAATTACCTCATGACCAGAAATTAACACTTACCCCCTGAAGCCCGGCGGAATTTCAGTGTCCGGTTCAGAAATGTGATTCACGCAACGCTGCGCAGGCGAACGCCCCAGGCGGATAACCAGTTCATCCCATTTTTCCCGGAGTTTTGCCGGACTCATGATGTTTTTTACCCAGAACGAATCCCGCTGGAGACGCCCAAACATTTCACAAATTTGTCTGTGAGTTCTGCCATCCAGCATCCGCATTGTGCGAACGTCATTGGCCCATGCTGTCCAGTTGGGTTCTTTCGGTCTAGTGATCTCGCCATCATAGCTGGCCGCCTGCTCGTAAAGACTCACGATTCGTCCCCAGATCCACTGTGCGCACACCAAATCTTCCTGACTTCCCCACTGGCGTTTTTTCGCACTGAACACAACCGCGTCAGGGTGTCGGGTTAAAAAATCCTGTTCAGCCGTCTGCGGGTCCGGTTGCGAAGCGTCCGGACAAGAAGATCTTTTATCTGACGGATCAGGTTTTAATACTGACGGATCGGGGTCAATCATCGGCCCCCTAATCGGCAGTTTTTTATCAACAGTTGATCCATCAAAATTTGACGGGTCAACCGTTGAGGGGTCAATATTTGACGGGTCAACTGTTAACGGGTCATTTTTTGCCGGGCTAATTTTTCTTTTCGGTTTATATGACTCACGCGCCGCCGCCGCAGCTGCTTCGAGTTTTTCCACATTAAGCCGATAGATATTGCTTACATTACGCCCACCGACCTTACGCTCTTCCTTCGTCAGCCAGCCCTCTTTCGCCAGTTCTGCAATAGCCGATTTCACTGTGGATTCACTTCTTGCACCGATCTGACGCCGGATAGTTTCAATGGCAGGCCATGACACGCCCTCGTCATTGCTGTAGTCTGCAAGACGGGCCATAACCGCCACCCTGGATAAGATCATGCCGGTGAAGGCGCACCCTTCCCAGACAAGACCATGAAGCTTGCTGCTCATAAAACCCCCGAACACCGTGCTTTTAGTGCATCACCACAGCATTCCCTGCCGGGCCGCCGCGATTCATCTGGTCATACAAAACAACCGCTGACGCAACAAAATCATCGACATCCTTCACCAGCCGATCCCTCCGTTCGACGATATCACGGTAATATTCAGAACTGTGGCTACGCATACGGGCCACCAGCAAAGGCGGCATCGCCTTTTCGATCGCCGGTAACAGAGCCTGCATTTTTTCAACAGCATCAGGGGTGTCTTTATCCAGCCAACGGAAAATTTTCTGGGTATTACGGGCCAGGGCTTCCGGATGGCTGTCGTCATACAGTTCCGGGAACGTCATTCCCAGCTCGAAATACGCTTTGGTAATTTTCGCAGCCGGCACTTTTTCGCCGTCCGGATGCGCCCAGACATTCATCGCCATGCGGATGTGTTCATGCTTGATTTTCATGAATCAAGCTCCTAGAAAGTGGTTGTGTTAACGTTTTGGTATCTTCCAGCTCGGGCCAAATATTCATCCAATCAAAAGGCCTTAGTTGCTGACGTGTAACTTCACCATTACTGGCTCGCTCAATAAGGACACATAACGATGCCCCTAACACTTGACCTTTACTCAATGCCTTTCTTAGATAACCGATGCTGGTACCACACTCGCATGCAAACATACGCTGTTCATCTGACGAAAGAGAATTGAGAAATATTCTTAATTCTTCCATAGCTACTCCTTAGTAAACACAGCAAAGAATACCCACAGGTAAACAAAAGTCAATACCCACAGGTTGTTTACCTTGCGGTAATCGCATCTATTATTTACCTATGGACAAATATGAATTTAGACGACAGCAACTCATCAAAATTCGTGATGAGAAATGCGATGGTAAAGCGGTTAACGTGGCCAGAAAGATCGGGCGCGAGCCTTCTTATGTATCAAGAATGTTGTACCCAGAGGGGAAAAAGGGAAAAAAACGGATCGCTGATGATATGGTGGAGATTATCGAAGAGTCCTTTGGGTTACCCCGGGGATGGATGGATGGTATCGTTTCATCATCAACGAACACAGCCTCCAGTTATGAAACAAGGGTTCTAACGCCACGACAACGTATTTTTTTAGATCTCTTAGACGAACTGCCAGAAAGTGAAGCGGATAAATTATTAAAAACTCTTGAAGAGAAAAAACAGTATTACAATATGATCTACGAAGAAATCCGTAAAAAGAAAGCACAAAACGCATCATAG